ACCCCAGTGATTCAAGTGCTGCTGGGTCAGCGCTGCCAGGTCGAAGACAGCGTGACTGTGAACGCAGACGCAGCCTCGTTTCGCACTGCCGGCACCGTCATTGAAGTTTCTCCAGACGGTGTCTGGGTATTTATCGCTTAAGGAGCCATTAAATGATTGTTAACAAGGCGAATATTCAGCTGTTCTTCGTCAACTTGAAGGCGACGTTCCAGAACGCGCTCAAGGGCACGAAGACGATGTGGGAGAAGGTGGCCCAGAAGGTGCCATCCGATGGCAAGGAGAACCACTACGGCTGGCTCTCCGACTTCCCGGAAATGCGCGAATGGATTGGCGAGAAGGTGCTCAAGGCACTGTCAGCCTTCAAGTACACCGTGGAGAACAAGGACTGGGAAGCGACCATTGTCGTCAAGCGCAACGACCTCAAAGACGACCAGACGGGCCAGTATGTTCTGAAGGCTCAGTCGGCCGGACGCTCTGGCGCGAACCTACCTGATCGCATCGTGGCGCAACTGGTGAACGAGGGCTTTATCTCGTTCTGTTTTGATGGTCAGTACTTCTTTGACACTGACCACCCGGTGGGAGAGGCAACCTTCTCCAACAAGGGCACCAAGAAGTTCGACATCAGCACCTTGGCCAAGGCCCAGGCGTCCTATGGCGCGGCCCGAGCCCAGATGCAGAGCCTGCGCAATGAAGAAGGTGAGCCCCTGGGCATTACCCCCAACATCCTGCTGGTGCCGGTTGCCCTGGAAGACGCGGCCAAGTTTTTGATGACCGCCGACAAGATTGGGGATGAGCCCAACATCTACAAGGGCACTGCCGAGGTGGTGGTCTGGCCACGCCTGAAAAGCGACAGCGCCTGGTATCTGCTGGACACCAATCAGCTGCTGATGCCGTTCCTCTACCAGGAGCGCGAAGCACCGCACACCGTTGAGCAAACCGGCGCGGATTCGGACGATGTGTTCATGCGGGCCGAGTACAAGTTCGGCGTGGAAGCGCGTGCCGCTGGCGGCTACGGCCTGCCCCAGTGCGCCTTTGGTTCAACCGGTCAGGATGCATAAACGATGGAACAGACAGAGATGGTGATCGACATCACCGCCAAGCGTGAAGGCTTTCGCCGTGCCGGCATCGCGCACAGTGAAACCACCAAGACCTACCCGGTGAGCCGGTTTACCCCGGCCCAACTGGCGCAGCTCAAGGCCGAACCGATGCTGATTGTGGCCGTGCGCCGCAATGGCGACACGCCAGACCAACCCGGTCCACTGGCGGCCCTCAATGCCCAGGTGCTTGAGCTCGAGGGGGATATCGGCATCTTGACCAAACAGCAGACCGAGGCCCTCGCCCAGGTGGAGGGGCTGGCCGTGGAACTCGCGACCGAACGGGAAATCACCGCGCGCTTGCAGGCAGAACTCGAGGCTGAGCGCCAGAAGGTTCTGGACCTCACAGCGCAGCTGGAGGCCGCTAAGGCCCTGGTTCAGGCCACCGAGAAGAAAGGGAAGTAACCATGTACGCCACACCGGAACAGTTCATCAAGACCTTCAGCGAGCGTGAGGCCGTGTCACTCACCGACGAAACCCGCACTGGCACCGTCGATACCGACAAGCTCAGCTTTGCGCTGGAGCGTGCGTCTTGCGTGATTGATGGCTACCTGGTGGGGCGCTACAAGACCCCGTGGCCAGACACGCCGGGGATCTTGATTGGCTACTGCTGCGACATCGCCCGCTATCAGCTGACCAGCGACTTTCGGGTGCTCTCTGAAGAGATCCGGTTGCGCTACGACGACGCCATCAAGTTTCTGACCAACGTGGCGAGCGGCAAGGTCAACCTGGGACGTGACCCTGGCGGGGCGACTATCCAGTCCTCCTCCCAGATGCGCATCTTCTCAGGCTCCCGCCAGTTCGGACGTGAGTCCACCAAAGGAGGGGCATTTTGATAACCGATATCGAAACCGCTCTGGTGACACGCCTGCGCCAAGGGCTTGGCCAGATGACGCTGGACGTGACCACCTACGCCGGCGAGCTCGATGATGATCCGGGCAAGATTGTGCGCCGTCTGCCTGGTGCCTGGGTGACGTTCGGCGGCATCGTCAAGACCGAGCGCTACAGCACCTCCCGCCAAAAGCGGGTCGTGACCGGCCGGTTCGTGGTGGTGGTCGGGGATTACAACACCCGCGACGAACAGAGCACCCGCCACGGTGGGGCTAACTTGAACGAGGTCGGCACCAACCTGATGGTCGAGTCGGTACGCCGCCTCATCACCGGGCAAGACTTGGGTCTGAAGATTGATTACTTCGAGCCAGGCCGGGTGCGTACCTTGTTCAACACCGCGGTCGAGGAGAAGGCTCTCTCGGTGTTTGCCTGCGAGTTCGACACCAAGTGGGTGGAGCTGGCGCTCGAGAACGGCAAGTGGCCGGAGCGCACGGACGACCCGGATGCGCTGGACGCGGCGTTTAATCGCTACCGGGGGGTGCTGTCAGACCCAGCCCCCGAATTGCTGCGCATCGGCATGCGCATTCACCAGCCAGGGGCAGACCCTGCAACCGACCAGGAAGGCCTGGTTGAACTGAGGAACGAAGACAATGGCAACGATTAACGTCAAAGCCGCGCCGGGGCGCACCTTCCCGATGGAGCGGCGGGTGCGCAAGTACATCACCGACCAGCAGCCAGTAGCGGTCGAGAGCTCAGCCTACTACCGGCGTGCGCTCAAGGATGGCGATCTGGTGTTGGTCACCAACCTAGTACCCATCGACGGGGCGCAGAGTGACGCGCCAGCCACCGCAGTCAAGGGCAACAAGAAGGGGACGACCCATGAGTAACATCCAGTTTGACACCATCCCCAACAGCATCCGCAAGCCTGGCGTCTATCTCGAGTTCAACACCCGCCTGGCGGTGAACACTCTGCCGGGCAACCCACAGCGGGTGCTGGTCATCGGCCCGATGCTGGCGACGGGCACCGCCGAGCCGCTCAAGGCCGTGCAGGTGTTTTCCGACGATGAAGCCGCCCAGTACTTTGGCGCGGGGTCGCTTGCTGCCAACATGGCCGCCGCTGCTATCACCGCCAATGCGTACCTGCAACTGGACGTGATCGGCATTGAGGATGGCGCCGCCGGTGTGGCGGCAGGTGGTGCAATTGAAATTGCTGGCACCGCAACCTCAAACGGCACGCTATCGGTGTGGATTGGTGGGGAACAGGTGGCAGTCAATGTCGACAGCGGCGACACCCAGGCCACCATCATCCCTGCGCTCGTCGATGCGATGGCGCAGAACCCGGCGCTGTTGGTTGCCGGCGCCTATGACACCGAAGCGTCCACCCTGACGCTGGCCGCCCGCAGTTTTGGCGAGTGGGGCAACAGCATCACGGTGAGGGCCAGTACCACGGTGAGCGGGCTGACCCTGACCGTCACCCCGATGGCGGGTGGCGAGATGGACCCCGATATCCAGCCTGCCCTGGACGCGGTGTTTGCCGCCGGTCACAACATCATCATCTGTCCGTTTTCAAGCGATGAGGCATTGGCCGCGCTCAAGCAGCACCTGACCGCCACCGGCAGCGCCCTGGAAAAGCGCGGCGCCGTGGGTTGCGCCGGCTGGACCGGGAGCCTCGGCGCAGGCATCACCCTGGCATCCGGTGTCAACGATGGGCGCGTGTCCATGCCCTGGTATCGCGGCTCGGTGAAACTGCCGGCGATCTTGGCGGCGGCCTATGGCGCCGTGATGGCCAGCGAAGAGGACCCGGCTCGCCCGCTCAATACCCTGCCACTGGTCGGGATGGATGTCGTGGCCATGAGCGAGCGCGAGGGGCGCAACGAGCAAGAGAGCGCGCTCTATAACGGGCTCACCCCGATTGAAGTGGGTCCCGGCAACACCGTGCAGATTGTGCGAGCCATCAGCACCTACACCGTGAACGCGGTCGGGGTGGATGATCCGGCACTGCTCGACATCACCAGCATTCGCACCCTGGATTACGTGCGCAAGGCATGCGGTGACCGGGTGGCGCTGCGCTTCCCGCGCGAAAAGCTCAGCACCCGCACCCCGCCCAAGGTGACCAGCGAGCTGTACGACGTACTGGTCAAGCTCGAAGATGCGGAAATCATCGAGAACGTGGAAGCCAACAAGGACAAGCTCAAGGTGTTGAAAAACCCCTCGGATGCCAATCGCCTGGATAGCACCATCCCCTCGGATGTGGTCAATGGTCTGCATGTGTTCGCAGGCCGCAT